CACACATACATACGCCCAAAAAGATACTTCTCTCTGTATACTAATGTCTTACACTTATCGCCGCAACATATACATATCATTTTTCAGCCCATCCTCCGGAGTATTCTTCTAACAAGCAACAAAATTCAGCACGACCATCGGATATACTAACATTAAACACGGTACAATGCGATACACCTGTATTATGAGGACAGTACACAGAACATTTGCCGTCTTCCAAAACTATTGGAAATGTTATAGTTGACTCCGAACGCACATACAACTCCTTAAAGGTCTCCGTTTTCACCCATCTGACGCATCAAATCAAAAACAAGTTCATAAGCCTTAATTGAACTCTCTTCTAGTTCAAGAAGTTCTTCCTCGGACATTACGTAGGGTATTACTGCCGAATCACGAGATGTATCATGTCTCCAATCCTCGTCCGTATTTTGGAGAGCCTCTACAAAGTTCAACTCGGTCTTTGTTAGGTCATCAGGAGGTGTGCCATTGTTCAGTTTTCGTCGTATACGTCTACGAAACGCCCAGGAAGCATAAGTAATTATGTCTTGAAGTCTTGCAGCGGATTCTTCTTCCGTTTCTCCAATACTCTTTCCGTATTCTATAAAAATACTTTGTAAGACAGCCGTTGTGTAGCCTATTTCAGCCTCTGTAATAGTAGTACCGTTGATTTCCATAAGTTTCTCCTTTGTTTATTTTGTATATTGTTCTATTTTTTCGTCGATGTATTTATAAAAAAGCTCTTTCATGACTTCTTTAGGGTTTGTTTCCCCGAAAATATCTAACACCAAGTCTTTCTGCGTTTTTCCCAAATCTTTAGATAACGCGTTTATCTTTTCTCGGTTAGTTGGCGTAAGATAATGAAGCATTTTATTATAAATCTTGATTTTAGGATACAAATCAGGGTACTCAATTCTTACGTTCATACATAGGCTCCTTTTTTTAACTTGTAAGAACAGTATAACATTGTTTACCACAACTGTCAACACATTTATTGAACTTTTTTATAAATTTTTGTATTCAAAGTGTTCGCAGTAGTGATGGAACGTTACTATACGGTCATATTTGTCTTTACTCATCACCGATCCATGCGAGCAATACAAAAGAGGTATAATAAAAGTATACGGGAAATCCGTAGTTACGTACTCGCATTCAATACAGCCGCGAAATGGGAAATAATCGTCCATATATTCTCCTCCTTAGTGGTTTTACTTATACAATGTTACACTATTCTTAAAAACTTGTCAATGCTCTCCCGCATATTTTTTGCGGAAAAACATTTAGATATTGACTTTTTTTGTAATATGTTATATAATAATGTTTAACTCGTGATTTCTTTTGTTATATGCCCCGTATTCCTGAGGGAGCGGGGCTATTTTTTAGGAGTATGTATGAATAGAGCCAATCGGGTAGGCACAATAATCTTCGACGAAGAAGACGCAAAAGAAAAAGAAATAGATGTAGAACTAACCGCATACAACAAAAAAGAACTAAAAAAAATAGATAAACTTGTCGGAATAAAGAACCGTTTTGAAAAAATAGTAGGTTCTAAATTATCCTACAGAAAATTCGATGCCTTTGACCCGGATTTCAAAGATAGAACTACATTTGCGACAAAAAAACACTCGGTAAAAAAAGGCAAATGGACTTCGGAAAACATAACAGAAAAAGAATTCTTAGATAGCTTTTTCAAGTTAGGCGAGGCGATAACAGGACGAAGTCTTCATCCGTACCAAAGAAGACCTGCGGAACGTGTTGTTAGATGTCTTATTTATGGTCTAGGTGAGGTAGTAACAATACTCTACCCACGACAAGTAGGAAAGACAGAAATTTTCGGTCAAATAATACCTACACTGATGGTAGCGTTCCCTCTGTTGGCGGACAAGTTTCCCCCGTTAGAAAAGTTTAAGGAAGGTGTAAAAATCGGACTATTTGCGCCGACAAGTGAGCAAGCAAAGACCATGTTTGACCGCATAAAAACTTGTATTGATAACGAACAAGCACATGAAGTTCTTAAAGACCCGGAAATAGACATAGATATTTCAAAAGATAGAGTATTTAAGGGTGCTCGAATTGTTCTTCCAAATGGAAGTATTTGTCAAATGCAGTCCGCAGCACCGCAAACTAAAATAGAGTCTAAAAGTTATAACCTCGTAATTATAGACGAAGCGCAGGAGATGGCTACCAAGAAGATAGTGAAAAGCATACGTCCTATGTTAGCGCATTACAACGGTTCTATGGTTATGACAGGTACTCCTAATGATGTGGTATCTCATTTTTATGAAACTATTATGTACAATATTTCCCGCGATTATTCGTTGCCCGCAAGGGATAAAAACCACTTTCAAATAACATGGGAAGAAGCCGGAGAGCATACACCTGATTATAAAGAATTTGTTACGCGGGAAATAGAGAGGTTAGGTGAAGACAACGACTGGATACAAACGAGTTATTTTTTACGATGGCAATTAGATAAAGGTATGGCGATTACCCCGGAACAGTTCGAGAAGTACATGGAAAATAAAGACGGCGGGATAGAAATAGGTGGAAATAGTCTATGTGTAGCAGGTATAGACTTAGGAAAGGAACAAGATAGTACCGTAGTAACTGTATGTAAACTTGTGAGAGCGCATGTAATAAATGAATACGGCGTGGAAGAAGAGAAGACAATAAAGTACGTAATAAACTGGTTAGAGATGCGAAATGTAGACTGGAAAAACCAAGTCAAAAGCATCTACGAATTCCTTTCTATGTATCCGATGTTGGAATGTATTGCAGTGGACGCGACGGGTAAAGGTGAACCTATTGTAGAAAGTTTACAGGAGCCCTTTTACGGACAATGCTCTATTATACCGGTAGTTCTAAGTCGCAAACTAAACAACAATCTAACACAGTTATTCTACAAAGAACTTTGGAATAATCGGATACGTATACCGGCAACCCCTGATACTAAGCGTGTTGTAAAATTCCGACGATGCAAAGAGGAATTTATAAACTGTGAAAAAATAACGAAAAACGGGTTTGTAAAGTTACAGCACTCGACTAAAAAAGAGTCTCATGATGACTATGTTTATAGTCTTTTACTAACTCTTTATGCCGCCGAAAAAATAGATACCGAGCAGATATATAGTATGGAAAATGTGTTCTTTAGCAAGGATACTGGCGGAAAAAAAGCAACAGAAAAGATGCGAAAACGACGGGCTAAAATAGATATTTTTAAGAACATTTAGAACAAAAAGCGACGTTTAGAAGTGCAAATCATGCATCAAAAAACACACTTTGAAAGTGCATAGAACGCATGTTATAAAATCACATAAAGTTTTTATGTTACAAAACACGTCTTTTTTCACAAAATAACGGTTTTGTGAAATTATAACAAGCACATCATGCACTTTGACGAAAAACAGGAATTTTTAATATTTCTGTGTTTTTTACGTGATGGCGGGCTAAATAGACCTAAAAAACGGTTGTCTAAAAGTTTAGAGGACTAAAAACAAGGGTTTTCACTAAAGTGTAAGGTATGCATTTCAGACCGCCCCGTAGTATATTAATATTAATCTAATATTAATATTAATACTTCGGGCTACTTTTTTGTCAGCAGAATTTTTGTGGCGCGGAAATTGAAGTAACAGGATTTTATTTAGGACGTAGTACAAGCAGCAGATAGATTTGCATTGTAAGCAAAAGAACTAAGGAGATTAGAATGTTAGACAAACCGAAAGATAACCAGTTCATACTATCGACTTTGAACAAGGCTTTGAAGTTAGGAAAACCGCGAAAGGATAGATACAAGCGATTTTGGAATATGTACATAGGCAACCACTGGGAGCGCGGCGACTATAAGGCTAACCCGGAACGTCGTGTTACTTATGAGCAGCGGGACGGTTTTTCTGTTGAACCTCTTACGGATATTACTGCTAACTTTGTGGCGACTATTTTAGATAAGGTGAACTTGTTTACAGTAGGCAAAGAGTTTTCGGTTTTGTTTCCTGAAAAACGCGAGGAAGTTTTGAAGCCTATTGTCAGTCGGATACTAGAGGACTCTAACAAGGAACAGTTTTCTATGGAACTTTTGCAGACTGGTTCTGTATCCGGCGATGGTTATATCTTTGTCGGTTGGGATGTTACTGCGAACTATGGATACGGCGGGTCAATTATTGAAGTTTATGACCCCTCTTCTGTTTTTCCTGTTTACCGCTACAAAAACGGAAAATATCAAATGACCGCATGTGTCATAGAAATTTTAGGTGAGCGGGAAGATGGGACGAAAGAACATAGTTATCATGTTTGGGATGATGAGCGGCTACTTGTTTATCGACAGTCCGAAAAGTTAGAAAATGATATGCAGTATGTTGATAGCGTTGATTTAGGTACACAGTTTGAATACATTCCCGAAGAGAGCGGTCCGAATATGCTAGGAGAAATACCTATTGTTCATATATCGAATTTTACAGTAGCGAAGGATACGTTCGGACGGTCAGATGTGCTAAACTTGATGAACTTGAACAAAGTTTATAACAATATCTTGATGCAGTACAATACGGTAAATGAATATCATGGTTCACCGACAACTATTGTGAAAGGCGCGGACGCAAAGGGGTTAGAGAAGGGTCCGAATAAGATATGGGGAATACCTTCCACAGCGGATGTTTATAATCTCGATAGCAAGACTTCCCCTCTACACGAAAAGTTAGAAGAGTTGGTACGACAACTTCTTTTTATTCAAGGAAATGTACCGGAGAAGTCTGTCGGGCAAGACCAAAAGATTTCAAATACTTCCGGTGTAGCCCTTTCTATTGCCTATCTGCCCTTGACGGAGGCGGTACAAAAGAAACGTATTTTTTATCGAAAAGGGATTTCGGAAGCGATACAGAAAGCATTGAAGTTAGAAGCGACTATGGATAATAAGCGGTTTAGTGGTTTGGATAATAGCGAGGATATTCCGTTTTGGTATGTTGGCATAAAGTTTAATGATTTCTTGCCAAAAGACCGCATGGAAGAATTAAATCAGATAGAGAAAGAGATGATGCTCGGTTTAGAGTCGGCAAGGGGAGCAATGCAACGGTTAGGTGTAACAAATATTGACACTAAATTACAAGAGGTTGTTCTTGATAAAATTCGTGAGTTTGTTATAGAATCGCGGATGATGGAAAGTTTGGGAGATAATGTTTTAGAAGAAACTTCAAAAAATAGACAAGGGGGTTATGAATATCAAGGAAGCAGAAGAGACCCCGTTTTCTACGATACCTGGTGGCAAATAGAATGCCGTCAGACGCGCACAGTTGCTTTGTAAGAGGTGTTCATGGCATAAAAGGTACATTTATACTTCTTTTTAGTTAGAAGCCCCTTATAGGCTAGTTTTGGGTTTGGTTAATACACAAAAGTATTACAAAAATATGTTTTTTTAATATAGGCACTTGACTTTTTTGTAATATGTGTTATAATTAGTCTAAAATAGGAATTTTATAAATTTACTAGGAGATAATTATGATTGATGTTTTGAAGAAGTTGATTGCCTCACTTGAAAATAAACCCGAACTTACTGAAGCAGAAAAAAAAGAACTTTCTTCGGCTAAGGCGGAGATTGAAAAACTCGAAAAAGACGAAACGACATTTATTTCAAAAGACGAATTAAATAAGCGGATTACAGAGGAGTTGCAGAAAGAGAAGGATAAATTGTACTCTTCTCTTGAGCACTCTAAAAACGACGCTAAAAAGTCGCGAGAATTGATTGAAAGTCTGAAGAAAGAACAGGACAAGATACGAGAAGAGGCGGAAAAGAAGGCTCGTAAAGAGGCGGAAGAAGAATACAAGAAAAAGCTAGAAAGCATGTCAGATTACGAGCGTATTCAAGAAGAGATGAAACAAAAAGAGATTGAGTACAAGAAGAAATTTGAAGAAAATAATAAGACTCTTAAGTCTTTACAGGAACTCCTTGAAATCGAACAGAAAGAACGCAAGGAGGCTCTTCTAAAGGCGGAGTTGTCTGAATATACACGGCAGCAAATTGCTGCGGCAGGTGGAAGAATTATACAGGAATTGGTACAAGGCAATACAAAAGAGCAAATTGATGCCTCTATTGAACTTGCCAAACAAAAGTACGAAGAATACCAACTTCGAGCTAAAGAGGAACTAATGCAGGTATCAGATAAGAACGCCGCTGTGCCCACTGCTGGGCATAACACTCGTGCGAGTAAGGACGATGACGTGAATCCGACCTATACGGCTACCGAGATTCAACGTATGTCGCCTGAAGAACGCGCGGAATATAGGCGTAGAATTATGGCTAAGGGTATATGGAAACCCTAGTTAAACTAATTTTTAGGAGATAAAGATGTCTGCAACACGAAAAGTAGATTTAGACCCGGCAATTTTGCCGGTTATCCAATCCGATGTTATTATGGATACGCTTCCTTTGCGTATTTTTAGAAACTTTACTAAAGTTAAGACCGATTTGCAACGTACTCCGTCTGATTCTATTCGTTTTCTTAAAATGAATGACCTTCAAGGTGGAGGTATGCTTGAGTCGGAAGATACGCCTATTGGGCACGAGAAATTGGGTGTTAACTATGTTGACGTAACCGTTCATGAGTTTGGTAACGGTATTAAAATTTCTCGTCGTGCTCTTGAGCAAACGCCGAGTCCCATTAATCTTCTCACGGACGCTGCTCGTCTTCTTATGCGTAACGAAAGTATGCGTATGGATGAGTATTATCGTGATATTTTTCTCGGTACTGCCAACAAGATTTATTACAAAACTGGCGGTGGCGGAGCAGCTACATCAGACGTAAACAAGAAGTTTGATGCTGATGTTCTTAAAGATGCTATCGAGGTATTGGAAACGAACCTTGTGCCTAAGTTTCGTCGTGGTGGCGACGAATTCTGGGCTTGTGTAGCGCACCCGCATGTTATTCGACAGCTTCGTGATACTACATATTGGCTAGAAGCGCATAAGTACACAGACCCGCAATCGATTTGGAACGGGGAAGTTGGGCGTATCGAAGATGTAGTTTTCTTTAAGAAACAAGATATGCCTATTTTGACTGCTGGTAGTGCCAACAGTTTAGATGTGCACCGTACTGTGCTTTTGGGTTCAGACGCGGTTGCTTCGGCAATTACGGTTCCTACGGAACTTCGTGAAGGCGGTGTTATCGATTATAATCGTTGGGTTGCAATGGTTTGGTATTCCATCGAAGGTGGTGGTATTATCGAAGATAATATGATTGAAATCCAAACAGAAGCATAATAGGAGGTAAAAAATGTCTACATTGAAAAATGACCTCCCTATTAGGGTATATCGTGAAGCCTTTTCTGCTATTGCGGATACTTCGGATGTGGCTGCTATCACTCTGGACGATAATGATACTGTACTAGAGAACGGTGTTTTTGTTGCCGTGTATGATGATAGTGGCAACTCTATTCCCGTTACGTCCGCAACTGGTAGCGGTGTTTCGGTTGTCTTAACAACAACTGTACCAAAGACTGTTACGATTACCAACCAAACAGGCGGAGCTCTTACGGGTACTGCGGTTGTTATGGCGGCTCTTTCGAGTCATGTTTTTACTAAAAATGATTAGGAGCATATAAATGGCTACTTTTGAAAAAGAATATTTCGTTCCACAGGGGTATCTTAAAACATACTACCTTGATGAACTGGCTGTTGCTGGTTCTCCTGCTACCGGTTCTATAACTATCGAACTAGCAAAATCTGCTCTTTATGGGCTTTTTATCAGCTATTCGGAAGCTACAGAAGTTGCTGGTACGGCTACGAATACCGGTATCGGTGTTGACAAAGATATTGTAAATATCGCTGCAGCAACACACGGTCTATCTGTAGGAGATAGTATTGTTGTGCTTGAAACGGCTGATTCGGATGTTGTTGGTCTTGGTGTATACCCCGTCTATAAAGTTGTAGACGCAGGCAACTTTCAAATTAAAGTTGTTTCTGGTACGTATGATGCTACTGGTACTACTATTGCGTATGCTGGTTCGTTTACTTATTATGACCCGTATTCGCTTACTAACCTTACTATTTCACAACCGAGTGATACGGAAGTAACTCTTACGCAAGCGACTACGGACTTTTCCGCGTCGTTGACTGAAGATTGGGGACGTTTTACGTTCTTCGTTCCGACGACCTAGTTTAGGGGGATTAAGTTTTGGAAGAAACGGTAAATAAACGACGAGGTCGACCTAAGAAGGCTTCCAATACTCCCGAACTTTCGGCGGAAAGTGAAGAGGTTAATAGTACAGTAGAAGTAAAACCTATCATTGTAGATACCGAAAACGATAGGCAGGACTTGTACACTTTTGTAAAACTTCCTATAGATTTTAAGTGTTTCATTGGGAAATGGTATACTTTTGAACGCGGGAAGAAACAGAAGGTAACTAGGAACGTAAGAAAAGTGCTTGTTGAACGTGGTTTAATAGAGGCTAGAGCGGATGATTAGACTATACTACGATGCGGAAGAAATAAAAGAACTTGATGTTCTATACATAGATATTTTGGAAGCATTGAGTCTAAGTTCTTCCTACGGCGTAATTGATAGAGTTGTTTACAATTCTAACGATGACTATGTTACCACGAACAACGATACTGATATTGCCAACTACTTCAAACTCTCATACATAGGCTCTGACGGCGGGGAAATTGCTATTTCCTCGCCTATTATATCAGAAGAAATCACCACATTGATTGATTCTGTTCGACAAGAAATTGGTGATACTAATTTGGGTGCGCCCGCGTTTTCCGACGAGGAAATAATTTCTAAGTTTAGAAGTGCGGCTAAGAAGCATTCAAATAAACGGAACTTATCAACGGTAAGAGATGACGAGTGGTCTCTCGTCATGATTTTGGTAAGAATAGACTGCGCGTTTGCGTTAGCTTACGATAACGCCCGATTTTACCGCCTGCAATTACCGGGCGGATTGGAAATAGATAAAGGAGATAGGTCGGAGCATTATCTAAACGTAGCTAAAGGTCTTCAACGGTATTATAACGATTTAATGAATCGTAACGTTTTGAATGACGACGGTTACGTATCTAACTTACCAAAGATAGAGGTTAGTACGTGTTCGGTACAAAGTGTACAGACTGGCGAGTGGGTAAAGTCGTATAGCGATTATTACGACCCGTATGGTACGGGAACCACTACGTTTGAAGACAGAATATCAGGTGAATAAAAATGTTGTCGGATGAGATAAACGAATTATTGGAAGACGTAGACGATATTCTGTATGAGTTTGGTAGCCTTAATGATAAGACCTTTATTAAGTGGTATCAAAGAAAAGCATCCGCTCATGATGAGTTATACAAGGAGGACATTACTCCTGAGTATACTGCCCCTATCGAGATTGCGGGATATGTCGTTGAGAAGTTATCAAAGGAGATGCTTGACAGTCTAGGCTTAGACCCAACAAAGATGCCTCTCGTACTGTATGTCGCGGGAAAGGAAATTGACAGAAAAAAAGTAGAAGAATTGGATTATAAAACCTTATTCAAGTTTGATAAGATAGAATACAGGGACATAATATACAATATTTCTGCTGTTAAGCCTATTTCCTTAGTTGGTCGTGATGTTATGTACGAAATACAATGTTTTGCCGCTCGCGAAGCGCGGGAAGGTGAAGTTGATTATATTGAAGAAGGTGGAACGTTAGATTACGGTATTGATGGTACTTATGGCGACGTAAGAATTGTGGACATGTATAAATGATTACATTAGAGTTTAAGGGTAAGGGGAAAATAAAGAAGGCTTTTAAGCGTATTATTAAATCCGCGAAAAGCCCTGTGTATAACCCCGCTAAGGAATATGCGCAAGAATTTGTCGACAAGATAAAACGTCAAATACGCTACCAACGGTTTTTAGACCCTATTGCGCCTTTAAGTCCCGTTACTTTGCGGAGAAGAAAAGGTCGTAAGATACGAAGCACAAAGATATTTTGGGCTACCGGCGAATTTTATAACAAATTACGTGTTGTAAAGGCAGGTAGAAACACTTTTATAGGCGGTGCTTTAGATGAAGACGTACATGAAGATTCTGGAATGACTATGGCTGAATTGAGTCATATTCTTCTGACAGGTGGGATGAATGCTCCTGCGCGTGATATTCTTACACCTACGGTAACGTGGCTGTTAAAGCAGCGGAAAGTTATAAACAACTATAGAAAGCATATAGTAGATTTGTGGTTAAGGTATTGAGATGGTTGATTATTCCATTACAGAGGTTAATCGTAGTCTTGCTATGATGATTACTCAAAACCTTCCTACATTTCTTATCCCGCAAGAAACCGGAAGCGCGTTGGCGGCAAAGCCTGCTTTTCGTGTTTCGCATCCTGAAAGTTTTTACGCTAAATCTGTATATCCGGCAATAACGATGATGCCGAATTATGCTATTGTTGATTATCCCGGTATCGGGAATGACCCGTTTGAGGGCGGAATAAATGAGGAAACAGGTAAGTATGAAATAAGACCCCCGTATGAGGACTTTGAGTATCGTTACCTTATTAGTACTCATTGTACCGAGCGAGAACATCATGACACGTGGATGATGTTCCTTCGGAAGATTTTTCCTAAA